GGGAGTGGTATCTACGTCGACGTGATGACGACGTTCTACAACTGACCTTGGTATGCATCACGCATGCCAGCTTCCGATTAGCTACCGGAAGTCTTGATGGCCTTTATAGGCCGGATAGAGGTCGTTGCAGTTTGGGCTGGGGCGTTGCTGCCCCAGTTACCATCGAATCCCGCGGTGGGTACCGCGGTTGATATCAACCTAGCCTAGGAGTCAGAAATGACAATTCCCCTCTCACCTGCCGAGGTACGACTTGATCTGACGCGGGTGGCTATCCTTGGTCTTCTCCTTGAAGATCTACCAGATAGCAAACTACGTCGGTCTCTTGTCGCCTGGAAAGGTGAGCTCTCTGGTCGCTTACGCGGTCAGAGAAAGGCTTATGTCCTTTCGACTATCATAGACGAGTACAGAAGCTATTCATTTGGCTTACTGTATGTCCGTGGTAGGAGATTGGAATCTACTTCTCATCAACAACGCGCCGATATCCTTTTTGGTGAATTCCAGAAAGTGATGGAAGATGCGTTGAAAAATGCAGTAGATTTGATATCACCTGGCTTTTCGAAGTCAGGCACTATCGTGCCGTCCAGACACGATATCACTTCCTATGAATATGGGGAGTGGGTGTGGTTCGATGATGGTGGCGGTGGAGGTGGTGGTTAAACACCTAATCCCTAATGCCAGTACTAGGACCTTTTGCGATTACGACTGGATCTCCGTACAACGCTGCGGGGGAGCGAAAGCAGAAAGTCTACAAATGGTCTGGTTCTCGTAGGACTCGTCCTACGATGCCATACCAGTTGACTAAAACTGTCGCTCTTTCTCCGTGGACGCGCATTATGGTAGATAATACCAATAGTGTGTTTTCCACGGGGAACATCGATCGTACGTATGCTCTTGCATACGACCGGTTTCATACCAAAGCCTTCGCACAAGCTCAACTCGCGCTTTCCTTGCGTGAGTCGGGTAAGTCGATGGCGATGATTGCGAACCGTGCCGGCCAGCTGTTTCGTGCTGCCAGGGCTCTCAAGAACCTCCGTTTCGGAGATTTCTCTCGAGAACTTGGTCTCACATCCATTCGCGGTGCTCCTCGTGAGAGGTTAAACGCGAAATGGTTTAAACAGTCTGCAACAAAGTCATTGTCTGACACTTGGTTGGAATACACCTTCGGGTGGGTACCTCTGATTCAAGACATTGGCCAAGCGATCGAAGTCCTTCAACAGGACTTCAAATCACGTCCCGTGATCGGTAGCGCTACCTCTTTTGGTACGACTACTCGGCCATGGGATGGCGGCAGTGAAGAAGCTTCAGCCTCATTGGTGAAGGTTCGTATTCGTGGGACTCCGGTGATTACTAACCCAAATCACCTACTCGCGAAGCAACTGGGTTTCACTAACCCATCACTCGTCATCTGGGATGCTATTCCTTTCAGTTTTGTGGTCGACTGGTTTGTCCCCGTTAGTAAGTTTCTTACTAGCTTCGACAATGAGGTCGGTTACGAGATAAAGGGCCGTAGCAAGGGCGTGTGGGCAGATACGTGGGGTTTCTTCCATCATATCGATGGGGGTCTTGGTGGGTGTAGCGTGCGCTTTTTTGAGCGTAGCTTGCCTACTTCGTTCCCTCGTCCAGATCTGAGCTCCCGTATGAGAGTGCCTGAACTCTCGCCTTGGCTCGCAGCTACTTCCGTCTCTTTGGCGGTTCAGCAGCTGTCGGGTTTCTTGTCACGCAAGTGACATTCCTTTGTCGCTTAAAGCGACGCAACAAACGGAGAACTTATGCCTCAAATGGCAGATATCAGTGTGACCAACGACGCCGGAACGGCTCAGACCTTTACGGGTCTGGTGCCGGCTGGCGCTGATCGGTCTCCCGCTCGCTGGCGCATGGACACGGGGCTCAGCGCAGTTCCGGTGGCTGTCCGTCCGATCCTCGAATTGTCGAGTCGGTGGAACAACCGTCGGGATGCCAGGCACCTGGAAGAGAAGTTGATTCTTCCCTACTACGTGACCGATGGGAACGGTGTGTCGACGATTCTGGCTAACGCGCTGTATACAGCGACGTGGGTCGTACCGACGAACATGCCCGATACCAAGATCGCGGATCTGGTGAAGTACGTGTACGACACCCACCTCAAGACTGCCGTTCTCGGCATGTCTGTGAAGGCGGGTTACGCGCCCACGTAAGCCCTCGAAGTAAAACGAGGACTGACCAACTATGCTCGACCAGCAACTGGTGCGCAGCTTCAGGCTCATGTGCCGAAGCATAGGTAGCGAAGTCGCCACTCAAGCCCTAGAAAAGTTTGAGAAAGGTGATTTCTTAGGTTTAGTTTCCATGAAGCTAGACCCGGCAGGATATCAGGACTTCCGAAGTTATGCTCAGGACAACTCAGTCGTCTGCTTCTTTAAGAAGTGTAGACTGCAGATCCCGGGCGTCGACAGAAAGAAGGTTGCGCACGACGCCTTCTGGGCTAGTGAACATACCTGTAAACGAACCAACGATCGCTTCTCCCGTTTCCTCGAGAACAGCTCTTTGAGCTTCGAGGAAGCCGTAATTCTAGATAAACTGGAACTTGCGAAAAGCTGGATAAGTGACGTCCTGGGTAGGATACCTCTTACCCTTGAAGGCCGGTTCGGACCTGGTGCTACCTTTGGAGATCGCGGTAAGCTGACTACGATCGCCGATAAAATGTCCTCTAGGGCCACTGTCACCTTCGACGCAAAGCTCATAACAGACCTCCAATTCAGGGGGAATGCATGGGACCGCGCTAGGTGCCAGCGTTTTCGAGACTCTGCACCTGAGATTGTCCGTGGTAATCGTTTTACAACGGTACCTAAAGACGCTCTTAAGGACAGGGGAATCTGCATTGAACCTAGTCTCAACATCTTCGCTCAGCTTGCGCTGGGCCGGGTGATGAAAGCCAAGTTAATGCGGAGAGGGATAGATCTTACCTACGGGCAGGATCTACACCGTCAATTAGCTTGCAAGGGTAGCCGTGACGGCTCAATTGCAACAATTGATCTCTCGAATGCTAGTGACACTGTCTCGACTAAGTTAGTGGAGTACTTGCTGCCACGCGAGTGGTTTGAGTTGCTCTACAGCTTAAGATCCCCCTTTACTCTCGTAGAGAGAAAGTGGGTTCGCTTGGAAAAATTCTCCTCAATGGGGAACGGGTTTACATTCGAGTTAGAGAGCCTGATTTTTTCAGCCCTCATTTTCGCGTGTAACCTTACTCCTAGGGTGGACTTCCATGTATTCGGGGACGATATGATCGTTCCCGTCGAGGCTTACGGTTCTGTAGTTCACCTACTTAACTTCTGTGGATTTTCTGTTAACGAAGCGAAAAGCTTCGCTACTGGGAAGTTCCGGGAGAGCTGTGGAGGCGATTTCTTTGATGGTCAGCCCGTGAGGGCACACTATCTAAAGGAGTTACCTAATGAACCGCAGGAATGGATTTCACTGGTTAATGGAATTAGGCGAATGGGGTCTCAAGACCCTTTCGTTGATTTCCATCATAGCCTTTACTACAACGTTTGGTTACGTTGTTTGGAGGCAATTCCAGCTCACATCCGTCGCCTTAGAGGCCCTGAACAACTCGGGGACCTCTGTGTCACGGACGATACCTACAGCCGCAAGTGGAAACATGGAATCGGATACGTCAGGGTCTATAGACCCGTCGCGCGTCCCATCCCGTGGAAACACTGGTGGCCGGAAGTCGTCCTCGCGACCGCTCTTTACGGAGGCACAGA